GAAGCCGTCGGTGAGGCGCTGGTTCAGGAAGGCGTACACGGTCAGCGTCAGCACCGTGTTGAACACGAGCGGGACGCCGATCGCGAGATACAGCTGGAGATTGGTCATCGAGACTGAGCCTACCGAAGCGGTTGGCTAGTGTCAAGGGATGGAGTCCCAGTCCGTTTCCGCGAGTTCGAGATACCGTCGCACGCGCGCTAGATGGGCCTTGGTTAACGCCTCTCCAGTGACCGTCACCTGCACCCGGATGCTGCCCTTGGCGAAGGGCACGATCAGCGAGAAGACGCCTTCCGGATCCATTGGCTTGGCGGCCGTGGGCTGTTCTGGGGCTGGCAACGCTGGCGCTGACGCCGCCTCGTTGAAGGTCAGACCAGCCATATCGCAAATCTGATCCAGATTCTCCACGTACTGATCCAGGCTCGGTCGGCGCTGGGCCAGTGAGGGATCCGCCACCACCACGCCCCGCCAGGAGGCATCCAGCAGGACGTTGTACCCGGCGGCGACTTGCGGCGCCAAGGATCGCAAGCGAATCAATTTTTCAACGGGATGACACGTCTCCCACGGTCGTGGTGGTCGGGCGGGTTCAGACGTGCGCCGGTGTCTTCGTCGCGGCTTGGAAATCTCCGGGAGTGTACCGGGAGTGGCGCTGTCGGTGTTGTTCTGATTCATTAGGATTTTTCCAGAATACTGCATTCCCATGGGACGTGAACCTGAGGTGATCGGCACGGTGCGGAATCGACAATTTGCTGAATGATTTGCACGAAATCGAGGGTGGAAGCGTGTCGCACGCATCCGCGCCCCAGACGCGGGCAAACACGCGAAATCCTTCGGGAAACTGCCCACTCGTCAGGGCTCCGGGAGTGGAGCGGGAGTGGATTCGCACTTATCGGCCCTTCGCTAACGTGAGGACGCGGCCGCCCGCCGGCAGCTGCCCGACAGCGGCGGCGAGATCGGCGCGGTTCGTCTCGGTGTAAATCGTGAGCGGGACATCGGGGCGCCGCCAATTGCCGAGGCGCTGGACGACGGCAATCGGTACCTGGCGATCGACGAGCAGCCGCGTGGTCCCGGTGCGGCGCGTCGCCCAATGGAATGTAATTCCGCCCGCCTTCCGGCCGAAGGGGACGTGCGCTTGCGCGCAGAGCGTTTCCAGGCGGTAGCGCACGCTGCCTTTCCAGTTGTCGGGGTTCTTCGCGACGCGAAACTTGGCGAAGTAGTACGGCGCGTCGCCGGGGATGGCGTCGAGCGCCGCCGACGCGCGGGGCGACAGCGGCACCTCGAACGCCTCGCTATTCTTGCTGTCGCGGATCGCCATCCACGACCCGCGGCGATCGGTGCGCTGCAGGTCGAGGAGATCCCCTAGACGCGCCAGGGTGTCGATGCCCAGCACGAGCAGGGCCGTGTCCTGCGGGTCCTTGCAGGCCGCCAGGAGCCGCTGTTCCTCCTCGACGCTCAGCACGCGGCGGCGCGGCGTGATCGTTTTCAGGCGCTTCATGCCGATGAGGGGGGACGCGTCGAGGTAGGTCGGCACGGCATCGCGAAGCATCGCCTTCAGCAGATCGGTTTCACGATTGATCGTCGCGGCACTGACGCCAGCCTCGCGGCGCGTGGTCATCCAGGCGCGCACGGCGTCGCGCGTGATCGCGAGGAGGAGTTGGGGATCGAACGCCGCGCGCAGGACACGGAGCAGTTCGCGTTCGCGGGTCGCGCCCTTGTGATGGCTGATCACGTCCCGGGCATAGGTGGCCGCGTAGTCGCGAAACCGGATCGCCGGTTTGTCGGGGGCGAGTCCCTGGGTCGTGCGGCCGAGCGCCAACATGCGGGTGTGATAGGCCTCGAGGGCCGAGGCTTTCTGGGCCGCACGCTGCTCGCGGGTCCCGGCGACGAGAATCTCGGTGCGCTGTTTCTGCTGGCCTTTGGGAGCGGATTCCAGCCAGAGCCACCAGACCGGACTATCGGGACGCGTAAAGATGCCCATCGGGCTTACCGCGGGTCGCGGAGGAAACGGTCAACCAGATGTTCGACTTCGGCGTGCAGGTGCGGGGCGATCTGGCGCAACCGCGTCAACTTCGCCGCCAGTGAGGCGTTCGGATCGACCGACGGCGCGGAGGATATCTTCGCCGAGGTCGCGGAGGCGGGCGCGGGCGCGCCGTTCTTCTGCTGAAAGGCTAACGGTGATGTGGAGGAGAGGCGTCGGGTCATGGCCTGCGGCTCGCTCGGGAAGCTGGGCGTGGAGTTGGGCAGGAAGCAACGACTCCATGGGCACGTCCAGGAGACGGGCGATGCTGGCGAGGAGGGTGAGGCTGCCGCCTTTGACACCGGTGAGGAATTGATGAACCCGAGGCTGCGACATGCGCAACCGGCGTGCCAGTTCTGTGACGTGCGGCTTGTGCTGCTTGACGTTCCACAACCCCTCGCGCTGCGCATATTGGCACAGCACTGCCCGTAGGGGGTCCCACTGATCGGCCATTCCGTTGCAGCATATCACGCCTGTTATGACAACCACATATAACCATGGTTAATCGTAGCACGAAGCCACGGTCCTTCGGAGTTCCGCCTGCCTGGGCTTGACTTTTCCCATCCATCGGTTATAAATCATCCACGGTTATGACTGCGGAGCGGCGCAGGCTTGACGTGTTCTGCGGTTATGATAATCTCTGGTTATGAACTTGCGCACCCGACGGGAGCAACTCGGGCTGACGGTGCAGACCTTGGCCGACCGGGTTGGGACGACGCAGCCCTATCTCACGATGCTGGAGAGCGGGCGGCGGAATCGGCGCCGCATCTCGGCCGAGCTGGCCTTGGCGCTCGCGCGGGAGCTGCAGACGACGCCGGAAGCGATTCTCGGCTTGCGACGGAGGGCGGCGTAATGGACCTGCTGACGAGTCGGGAAGCGATGGCCTATACGAAGCGCCCGTCGCTCAAAGCCTTTTACAACTGGCGGGATTACCACCACGTGCGGGCGTTCGGCAATGGCTTATATAGCCGGGCTGCGCTGGATCGCGGCCTGCGACAGGCGCGCAAGGCGCATCATATGGCGCCGGCGAGTCTCGCCAATTTGCGGAGGCGTCATGCCGCCGCCTGATCAGGAAGTGGCCCAGCTCCGCGCTGAGGTGCTCGAGCTGCATCGGCTCAACGCGCTGCTGAAAGCGACGATCCGCGAGATGCAGGACGCCCTGCGCGAGATGGCCTGGGCGCGCGTCGAGGCCGCCGATGTCGAGCAACCGCTGCGGCTGCACCTGGTGGCGGAATGACGGCGCCGCTGCCCGACCTGCTGGTGCTCGCCGCCGTCGCGGTCACGGCGCTCGCGGATACCGATGCCCGGCCGTATGTGCTCGAGGTGCTCGGGCTCGGCGTGGTGATCTTCGGCGTGAGCCTGTGGCTGTGGGCGCTCACGCGGCCCACCCCCCTTGACACTACCCAAGCGGTTAGGTATAGTACTTCTCGTTGGACGAAAAAAGCCCCGCAGTCGTGCAAGGACCACGGGGCGCAGTAGACAGCCGATTCAATAGGAGTGAATCAGATGCCCACGATCGAGACGGTACCACAAACAGTCACGCACACCCCCGGTCCTTGGACGCGACATCGGTATGAGGCCGCCGGCGAGGTCGCGGCGAATGGCGACCGGCCCGCCTACACGTATCGCGATCTCACGATCGGATCGGGGAAGACCATCGTGGCGACGGTGCCGCTGAGCACGTTGCCGGCGGACTGGAGCGGCTATCCGCAGGTCCACGACGAGGCCGAACTGGAGGCGAATGCGCGCCTCATCATGGCGGCGCCCGAGCTGCTCGATGCGCTGAACGGCCTGGTCGGGCTGATTCAGCTGCTGCCGGACCGCGACCAGCGCGAATCGTTGCAACGGAACCATCGGTACGTTGAGGCGTGTGCGGTCCTCGCGAAAGCGGAAGGGCTGGTGCGGTGATGGCGCAGGATGTCCGTTTCATCGCGGTGGCGTGTGCGCTCGCCGAAACCCTCAATACCGCCGTGGCCGATGCCTACGGCGTGACGCTGGTGCCGTGGGACGACCTCCCGGTCGCGCGTCGACATGATCTCGTGGAAGCCGTGGAACGGGCGCTGGAGGCCGTGAAGCCGCTGGCGCCGCGTGGTCGCCGTGGGACGAAGGCGGTGACGCGATGAGAACCTCAGAGGCGGTCGACCAGATTTACACGGCCCTCGCGGCAGCCCAAGGCCAGACCGATGCCGCCATGAAAGAGAAGACCAATCCGGCCTTCAAATCAAAGTATGCCGACCTCGCGTCACACGTCGAGGTGATCCGGCCGGCGGCGGCGGCCTGCAAGCTCGCGGTGCTGCAGGAAATCACGAGCGACGATGCCGGCGTCCATGTGACCACGCGCATCGCGCACGCGTCGGGGCAGTGGATCGAGTTCGGGCCGCTCTACATTCCGGCCTCGAAGCACGATGCGCAGGGCTTCGGCTCTGCGGTGACCTACGCGCGGCGCTATGCGCTCTCGGCGGCGTGGGGCACGGTGGCCGATGACGATGACGGCCAGGCCGCGGTCAAGAGTCAGAAGACCGCGCCAGTGGCCGATCCGACGCCTGAGGGCTATGACGCGTGGCAGCTCGATCTGATGGCGACGGCCGACGAGGGCACGCCCGCGCTGCAAGCGATGTGGAAGGCGAGCAAGCCGGAGTATCGCAGTTATCTGACGACGAGCGAGAACGGGCGCTGGGAGTCGATTAAGGCGAAGGCGGCGAAGGTGACGAAGGCGGCGGCGCCGGTGCGGGTGCCGGCATGACGCGGGACTTTACGATCTGCGATGCGCCGCAACGCTCGCCCGAGTGGGTCGCCGCTCGGCTCGGCCGCCTGACCGGCAGTCGTGCCGGGGACATGCTGGCGGTCATTCGGAGCGGGGAAGCGGCGGCGCGGCGGGACTACCGTACGCAGCTGGTGTGCGAACGACTCACGGGTCAGTCGCAAGACGACACCTACGTGAATGCCGTGATGCAACGCGGCATCGACCTGGAGCCAGCGGCGTTCGCGGTCTACGAATCGCTGACGGGCCAGATGGCCGAGCGGACCGGGTTTCTCGCGCATCCGACGCTGCGGGCGGGCTGTTCGCTCGATGGCCATGTCGGCGACTTCGAGGGCGTGGTGGAATTCAAGGCGCCCAAGAGCGCTACACACGTCCGATGGCTCAAAGAGGGGACGGTGCCGTCGGAGCATGTCGCCCAAATCACGCACAACCTGTGGATCACGGGCGCGGCCTGGTGCGATTTCATGAGTTACGACGATCGCTTTCCGGTGGAGCTCCAGACGGTGCTGATTCGGATGTATCGGGACGAGCGCGCCATTGCCGAGTACGAGAAGAAGGCGCTGGCGTTCCTGGCGGAAGTGGATGCGGAGCTCGCGGCGGTGCGCGAGTTGGCGAGTGTGAGTGTCTGACAAGGTGGCGGAGCGCTCGGTGCGGTCGATTGTGAGTGGGATTCAAGTCGAGTTGCGCGACGGCGAGGTGGTGCCGTCGCGCGCGCGCGAAATGCTCATGACGCTGACATCGTTGTTGGGGAACTGTACGGCTGAACTGACGCGCGCGGAGGCGGCGTATACGCAAGTGCTGGCGATGTGGCTCGAGACCGAGCAGAAGGCGAACCGGGCGCGGATTCGCGCGGAGATGAGTCCGGAATTTGCGGCGAAGCAGGACGCGAAGAATACGGCGACGCTGGTGATTGAACTGATGCGGTCGCTGAAAGTGATTTTGCGGTCGGTCGAAGAAGAGATGCGCCTGGCCAAGTAAGGGTTGACATACCAAACCGCTTGGGTATAGTATCTCTCTGGGGGTGAGAGATGAGCAGCCGATGGGACGCACTGAGTGACATGGACTACTGGGATGAGGTCGAGGGGCACCGTGAGCCCATCCTGTATGTGGTCACGTGCGTGGCGTGCGGGGGCCGTATGGAGGTACGCGCCGACGAGCGGGGGCCGTATCGCTGCGCGACCTGCTGCGAGCACGACGCCGAGCGCGACCAGCGGCGGCTGGATCGCGAGGTGGCGTAACGGTGCCGATTGATTACTCCGTGTTGGCGATTCCGAAGGTGCGGCCTGGACAGCAGGCGCGGGCGGAGGCGACGCGGGCGACGCGGCTCGCGCGACAGGCTCAGGAGCGGCAGTGTCGCGCGGCGGTACGGCGACGCGACAAGGGGAAGTGCGTGGTCCCCGGCTGCACAGAGCGGTCACGGCATCTGCACCACATCACGTACCGGAGTAAAGGCGGAACGTGGTCGACCGGCAACTGCTGTTCGCTGTGTCCGTCGCATCATCACATGGTGCATCTCGGGAAGATCCAGATCAGCGGCAATGCCGATGTCGAGGTGGTCATCACAGGCGACGCGGCGGCGTTGCGCTTCAGGCTGTGACGATGACGCGGATGGAGCTCGAACAGCAGGCGCGCGCGTTGCCGACCTCGAGGAGTGCGGCGCTGCGGCTCTTGTTGTGGAAGGCCAAAAGCCCGCGGCGGTGGTGGTGGCGACGGTGGATGCAGCGGTCAACGTCCTGACGGGGGCGCGTGTGCCATTTCTGCGGCTGAGTGATACCTACATCGATCATCCGAAGTTTCTGGCGCTGACGGCCGGCGCGTTTCGCCTCTGGCACGAGGGGCTGGCCTTCTGCCGCAAACATCGCACCGACGGGATCATTCTCACCGCGGCCTTGCAGCGGTTTCACTATGTGACGGTGGCGCGCGTGGCGGAACTGACGACGCCGTATACGGCCGGGGCGCAGCCGCTCTGGCGACCGGTGGAGGCAGGCTACCAGGTGCATGACTACCTCGAGTGGAATCTCTCCAAAGCCGACGAAGATGCGCAGCGCGCCAGCACGGCTGAACGGGTGCGCAAGTATCGGCAGACGCACGCGCGTAACGGGGTACGTAACGCGTTCGGTAACGCGTTTGTACCAAGTACAAGGATAAGTACAAGTACTAGTACTAGTACAAATACCAGTACAGATCTTGGTACTTCGAGAGACGCGCGCGCGAGGCAGAATCGCGAAATTGGGCGCATTTTCCTCCATCGGTGGCAACAGGACGCGCTGATCTCGACACTCGGCGACTACGCGGAGACCTTCGAGTTGGATGTGTTTTTGGACCAACTCAATACCAAACTCGCAGGCAAAGCGTTGCCCAAAGATGTCTGGCCGCTGGTCAAAGCGGAACTCGACGCGGAGATTCGGCGCCGCGGGCTGGCCGTGGCTGAGCCCCCGCAACTCGGGAAGCAGAGCACGCGCTTAGCTGTGGCGCTCGCCAAGATCGAGGCCGAGTCGTGAGTCGCCCAACGGCGCTGCACACCCTCTCGGCGTTCGCCCGGGTCTTCGGGCCGCTGGCGATTCAGCTTCGGGCGGGCGATGTGGATGAGGTCACGATCCGGGTGTATTACGACACGCTGAAGGATCTGCCACTGGAGTTTCTCGCGATGGCGGCCGAGGAGATGGGGCGGTCTGCGGAGTGGTTTCCGAAGACGTCCGAGTGGCGCGCGGCGGCGCGGAAGGTGGAAACGGAGCGACGCCGGCACCAGAAAGTCTTGCTCTCCAGCCTCGCGGAGCCGCTCTGTCGGGCGTGCGACGACACGGGCTGGGCGCTGGATGCGACTCGGCGCGCCTACCAGTGCGATTGTCGGACGCTGCGGCGGCTCGAGCTCCTGGGCGTGCGCCCGTGGCCGCGCATGATTCCGGCGACCGTGCAGCCGCAAGCGGAGGCGAACACGGACGCGATGATGGCGCGCATCCGACGGGCGGTGCGTGGGGTGCCGGCGGTCGACCTGGTGGAGGTGGGTGATGAGTGAGCGACTCCCGTCGCGGTGTCCCTCGTGCGGCGCGCGTGGGGTGTACCTCGTCGATGAGGTGTGGGTCGACGGGTATCCGATGCGGTTCGATTACTGCGGGAAATGCGGAAGGAATTATCCCCATCACCTGGTAGCTGCGCGTCTGCGCCGGGAAGATCCGAGCGAGGCGCGGCAGGCAGAGCCAGAGCCAGAGGCGTAGATGCTGATCACTCGCACCGATCAGCGGCATCAGCTCGGGGGGCGGTAATGCGCGTCGGCCAAGCCCGCAAGCGTGACGTGGCCGAGAAGCCGATTTGTCAGGCCCTCGAGCGGGTCGGCGCGACGGTGTTTCCCCTCTCCGTCAAAGGCGGTCCGGATGTGCTCGTGTGCTTCCGAGGCCAGCAGTTCGCCGGCGAAATCAAGAGCGGGCCAGGCGTCTTGACCCAGGCGCAGATTGACGCCGGCGCCGGCCGACTGTGGCCGGTCTGGCGCACGGTCGAGGACGCGTTCCAGACGATTGGAGCGATGCGCTGATGGCTCAGCCGTGCGATGAAGACGCCCGCCTTACTGCGATTCGTCAGCGGGTGGAGACCGTCAGGGCGATCTGTGGCGGGGACTGGCAGCGGTCCACGGCGCCCTGCTCGCTGGCCGATCTCGCCTATGTGCTGACCCGCTATGACGCGCTCCGGGCTCAGGTCGAGGGTTCGCGATGACGCCGCCAGCGGGTCGTGACACCCCCAAACCCCACGCCCCCAAAGGCCCGATCAAGGCGCGCGACCCCTTGGTAGGGGGGGACCCCTTGGTGAATCGCTGCACCGCGCGCTCGAAACGGACCGGCCAGCGCTGCACGCGGTACCGCATGTTGGGCAGCACCGTGTGCTACATGCACGGAGGCGCCGCGCCGCAGGTCAAAGCCAAAGCCGAGGATCGCTTACGGGCCTTCCAGCATCCGGCGCTGGACGGCTTGGCGGAACTGATTGATCAACGCGAATTTCCGAGCGTGCGCTACGCCGCCTGCAAAGACGTGTTGGACCGCACGCTGGGCAAAGCGCCGGACAACATGAACGTCAACGTCTCGGGCTCGCTGGATCTGGTCGGGCGGCTCCAGGCAGCCCGCAAACGGCTGGCCGATGTCGACAAGGATGACAATGGCGGCCGATAACGCATCCAAGGCCGAGGACAGGGTACAGGCCCTCGTGAGTGAGTTGGCCAAGGTGCGCGCTACGTTGCGGTATTACGTCCTTGATGAGCAAAAGACCCCAGTGCTGTGCCCGGATCAGGCGGCGTGGTGGCGGTGGCGGGACGCGATGACGAAGACGGCGCGCCACGATTGGGAGACCGTCGGCCGCGACGCGGGTGATACGGGCAGCGACGGGATTTCCGTGTCCACGTTTTTCGAGGGGATCGATCATCGGCGCCACGGCGAGGGCCCTCCGTTGTTGTGGGAGACGCTGATCAGCGAGTACTACACGTCGTACGCGGCGGCGCTCGAGGGGCATGAGCGGTGGTGCCAGGTGCGCGCCGTCGCTCCACCGACGGATCGTGCGGATTGGTCGACACCCTATGTCATCTGGTCGGCAGAATACGGCGGCTGGCGGACGCGCAAGGGTTATAGCTTTGACCTTGCGCGGGCCTGGCATTACGCGAAGGCCGATGCGGACGATATTCTGGCTCACGGCACTGCCACGATGCGCGCGGTGGCCCTCCACGACGCCGACACGGTGATCGTGTCGTATCGCTGCCCCAGTTGCGGTGCACAGAGTTTTAATCCGCAGGACATTCGGGACCGTTATTGTGCCGTCTGTCGCGCCGCTGAGACGCCTTCGGTGTGAATGTGCCGCCGACGGACGCCGACGTCGATCTCGAGCTCGCCGACTTCGTCGCGACCTGCTACGCCGACCCGCTGCGCTTCGTGAAGGGCTGCTATCCGTGGGGCGAGCCCGGCCCGCTCGCCGAACATCGCGGCCCTGACGTCTGGCAAGCCGACGCGCTCCAACGCATCGGGGCCGCGGTGCGCGCGCGGAAATTCGATGGCGTGCGGCCCGTGGAGCCCATTCGCGTGGCGGTGTCGAGCGGGCACGGCATCGGGAAGAGCACCCTCCAGGCGTGGCTGGTCGACTGGATCATGTCGACGCGTCCGCACTGCAAAGGCACGGTGACGGCCAATACGCAGGCGCAGCTCGATACGAAAACCTGGGCGGCCGTGCAGACGTGGACGCGGCGCTGTCTGACGGGACATTGGTTCGACGCGAACACGGCGCGGTTGTACCGGTGCGATGCCCGCGACTCCTGGTTCTGCGCGCCGCAATCGTGCAAGGAAGAAAACTCCGAAGCGTTTGCCGGTCAGCATGCGGCGGATTCGACCTCGTTTTACATCATCGATGAGGGCAGCGCGGTGCCCGACATCATCTACGACGTCGGGGAAGGCGGCCTCACCGACGGCGAGCCGATGATCTTCGTGTTCGGGAACTGCACGAGGAGCACCGGGCGCTTTCACCAGATCTGTTTCGGCTCGATGCGCGACCGCTGGGCGCCGATTGTGGTCGACTCGCGGGATTCGCGCTTCACCAACAAAGCGCAAATCGCGGAGTGGATCGCGGACTACGGCGAAGACTCCGACTTCGTCCGCGTGCGCGTCAAAGGCTTGCCGCCGGCCGCGTCCGATCTCCAGTTCATCGACACGGCGACCATTGCGCGGGCGCAGCGCCGCGAGATTGCGGTGTTGCCCGATGAACCGCTCGTCTGTGGGCTCGACGTCGCGCGCGGGGGGGATGACACCTGCGTCTTCCGCTTCCGGCGCGGGGCCGATGCGCGGTCGATCAAGCCGGTGCGCGTGCCCGGGGAGCAGGCGCGGGATTCGATGCGCCTCGTCTCGCTCGCGACGTCCATCCTGCAGCAAACCTATGACGGGCGGCGCCTGTCGACCATGTTTATCGATGCGACCGGGATTGGCGGCCCGATTGGCGACCGGCTGCGGCAGCTCGGACACGACAATGTGGTCGACGTGCAGTTCGGGGCGCAATCGCCGGACAGTCAGTGCGCGAACATGCGGGCGTATATGTGGACGCGGCTGCGGGACTGGTTGCGAGACCGGGGCGCGATTCCCGCGGATGCGCGGCTCGAGCAGGATTTGATTGGGCCGGGGTATACGCACGACAAGCAGGACCGGGTGGTGCTCGAATCGAAAGAGCATCTGAAGGCGCGCGGGGTGGCGAGTCCGGACGATGCGGATGCGTTGGCGTTGACGTTTGCGTATCCGGTGCGGATGGCGGCGGGGAGTGAGGCGCCGG